CATGGGTCGCTCCAGAACTTGTTCCAAAATTTCCAGCTAGACCAGCAGCTACTCCCGAAATAGCAGAAGCTACTCCGTTTACGCTTGCACCGATCGCTGCAACTTGTCCTAATTTCTGTGCTACTCCCGCTTTGCCTAATGCACCAGCAAGGCCGCTCAATTGTGATGTTGTTGACACAAGCCCCTGAATAGTACCGACGCCGCCGCCCGATGCTCCACCAAATCCTCCAAAGGCATTTGCCGCTCCTACTGTACAAGAGATGTAGTTAGCATCTGCAGGAAGTTCTATGTTGAAGCTTTTTACAACTACAGGAACATTCTTAAACACATAATCGCCGTAGCCATTTAGGGCAAGAATAGGTGGAGGACTTCCTTGAAATCCGCCAACATCGTCGCCAGTGTACATTTTAGTTGCTGAACGTAAAAAATGAACTGCCGCTACCCAATATTGAGCTTGAAGTTCGTCCTCTACATTAAATGCACCTGTAATTTGAAACTCACTTACCTTGCTACTAGTGTAGGCATACATGCCATAATTTTGATGAATTAAAGGAATTTCATCGTAGCTAGCCGCACTTGAAATACTTACACTTGGAGTATAGGGAAATACAAGGCCGCCTGCTGCTTTAAGAGGAGCAAGCACAGTACTACTTGCAAAAAAGTTGTCCGGTATTGTTAATCTAACACGCCAATCGTCTTTATTCCCAGGTCCTGCAAACATTACCCTTGTTGCAGCAAAAGCTGTTCCAGACATATTAAAACTTGGAAGATTTATTCCTCGTAATTGACTGATCAGTGCTGCAGGATTAGATAAATTATTTAAGGCGCCGGCTAATTTGCTGGCTACACCGGCCACTTGCCCTACCGCTCCTATAGCACTTTGAACGCCCGAGCCAATAGAGGACGCAGAACTAGCTACAGACCTAATGCTTGCACCTAAATCAAAATCAGCCATATTGGACTCCTTAGTCTTTATATTTAGTTGACAAAATTATATGCGTACATTATAATACTAATTGTGGAGATACGACTCAATGACCAAAGTTAATTACTTAAACAATAAAGACCTACTAGAAGAAATACATAAATCCAAAAATACATATTGTACATTTTCTAAACCAGAATATCATCAATATGATATAATCTTACCCAGTGTAGAAAAAATCAACATTAGGACAATCGCCGAAGCAAAACGTAACCGGGCCAAACGACTTGGTCAGCAAGACTACGAACTACGCAAGAGCAAAGGAGAAAAAGTTAAACAAGCAGACTGTGAAGTAGACTATAAAAAAGTAAACAAGCAGGATCTGGTGTTTAGAATAATGACATTTGATCATATTCCCCTAAATTCAACACGTAAACGAAACCCAAAGACCGTAGCCGATGGGCGTGATAAAGTTAACTTTCCACCGTTTCAACACTGGAAATTTGATGAAAATGATATCTTAGTGTGTGTAGGAAAAAGTCATTGGCGCGGCCCGTTAGAAAAAGGAAAATTTTCAAAGGATCATGGACAGATTACCAATACTTTGGCTCGTATGTATATCAAACTCTGCGAGCGTTATGCTACCCGCGGCAACGTCCGTGGCTACACTTATAATGATGAAATGAAGGGACAGGCAATACTTCAACTAACTCAAATAGGACTACAATTCGATGAATCTAAATCAAATAATCCTTTTGCTTACTTTACTGCTGCTGTTACTAATTCATTCGTTAGAATTATCAACTTGGAGAAACGTAATCAAGTTATTAGAGACGATCTTCTAGAAATGAACGGAATGAACCCTAGCTATACAAGAATGGGAGAAGGCGAGTTTGCCGCAGCTATGAAGCGACACGAAGCATCTGATGATTGACATTTGCTCTTATAATTCTGTATACTAGACTCAGTGAGGACTAAATTTTGACTAATCTTTTTAAGAAAGCCGCGTTATTTACAGACATACATTTTGGTTTAAAATCAAATAGTCAAACGCATAACCAAGACTGCGAAGACTTTGTAGATTGGTATATATCAAAAGCCAAGGAGGAAGGATGTGACACAGGTATTTTTATGGGCGACTGGCATCACAACCGCAATAGTCTTAACATTACTACTATGGACTACTCCCTTCGAGCACTGGAGAAACTTGGACAGGCTTTTGATCAGTTTTATTTTTTTCCTGGCAATCACGACCTTTATTATAAAGATAAACGAGATATCCACAGCGTCGAGTTTGGAAAGTATATTCCCGGTATCACAGTGGTACATGAACCGACTACCGTTGGGGACGTTACACTCTGCCCGTGGCTCGTAGGAGAGGAATGGAAGTCAATAGGTAAAAAGAAAGCTCGCTATATCTTCGGGCACTTTGAACTTCCTAGTTTCTTTATGAACGCTATGGTGCAAATGCCGGATCATGGCGAGATTCAACTTGAAAATTTCAAAGGTTACGAACTAGGATTTAGTGGACACTTTCATAAGCGCCAACGCAAGAGCAATATGATCTATATAGGTAATGCGTTTCCGCACAACTATGCTGATGCGTGGGACGACGAGCGGGGAATGTGTATTATGGAGTGGGGAGAACAACCTGTATATCACACATGGCCAGCGCAGCCAACCTTTAGAACTATTAAACTAAGTCAACTTATCGACGAAGCTGAGCGTATCATTCTTCCTAAACAGCATCTACGTGTTAGTCTAGACATTGATATCACTTACGAAGAAGCTAGTTTTATCAAAGAAGAGTTTATGAGCAAGTATGCTATTAGAGAAATGACTCTAATTCCAGAAAAGAAAGAACTAGAAATTAATACTGATATTGATATTCAGAAGTTTGAATCAGTAGATCAAATTGTATCAAATCAAATTATAAACATTCAAAGCGATACCTACGATACCAAAGTTTTATTGAGTATCTATAACGGCCTATGAGTATAAAATTAAAAGAACTTACAGTTAAAAACTTTATGAGCGTGGGTAATCAAACCCAAGCTGTTAACTTTACCAAAGAAAACCTAACACTGGTTCTAGGTGAAAATCTAGATCAAGGCGGTGACGACAACGGAAGTCGCAACGGTACAGGTAAAACTACCATTGTTAACGCACTAACCTTTGCTTTATACGGCAACGCTCTTACAAATATCAAGAAAGATAATCTAATTAACAAGATCAACAACAAGAACATGTTAGTTACTTTATCGTTTGAAAAAGATGGTAATAAGTACAAGATTGAACGTGGACGTAAGCCTAGTATTATGAAGTTCTACGTCAACGACGAAGAACAAGGTGACGAAGCAGACGATGACGCACAAGGTGATGTGCGTGAAACTCAGAAAGATATTGACGAGCTTCTGGGTATTAGCCATGACATGTTCAAACATATTGTTGCTTTAAACACTTATACAGAACCGTTCTTAAGTCTAAAAGCTAACGAACAACGCGAGATCATCGAGCAACTCTTAGGTATTACTTTACTAAGTGAAAAAGCAGAGACTCTCAAGGAATTGATACGTGAAACCAAAGAGAAAATTACACAAGAGAACGCAGACATTGAGGCTGCTAAGAAATCTAACGATAAGATTCAACAAAGCATTGATAGTCTTACTACACGGCAGAACGTTTGGTTAAAACAACAAAGAGAAGATTGTGAAAAACTAGCCAAAAGTATACTAGAATTACAAAGCGTTAATATTGACCAAGAAATAGAACAACACGCTAGATTAAAAACGTATGACGAACATGCGGCTAAGATCAAAAGTCTCAATAAAGAAAAAGCTACACTAGAAACTGCTGTCATACAAGCAGACAAACAGGTTACCAAGTATCAAAAAGAAGTTGATCAACTTAAAAACAAAACTTGTCCTAGTTGTGAACAAGGGCTACACACTCACAAGCACGAAGAGATGACCGCAGCGGCGGAAAAAAATCTTGCAGATGCAGAAACGTATCTAAAGAGCGTAAGCGATAGCTACGCAACGGTTATAACAGAATTAGAAGAGATTGGTGACATTAATGGTCGCCCCAAGACCTACTACGATACCATTGAAGAAGCACTCAAGCATCAGAATAATCTACAGAGTCTAGAAACTACTCTAGGTAATCGTCAACAGGAAGTAGATCCCTATCAAGAACAGATTGACGAGCTACGTAACACAGCTATTCAAGAAATTAGTTGGGATAACATTAACACCCTAACTACTCTAAAAGATCATCAAGAGTTCTTGTTAAAGCTGTTGACTAATAAAGATTCGTTTATTCGTAAGAAAATTATTGATCAAAATCTAGCATACTTGAATAATAGATTAACTTACTATTTAGATCGTATGGGATTACCCCATTCTGTAACTTTCTTAAACGATTTAACTGTAGAAATTACACAACTAGGACAAGATTTAGACTTTGATAACTTATCACGGGGTGAACGTAATAGATTGATCCTCGGATTGTCGTGGAGTTTCCGCGACGTATGGGAAAGTCTATATCAGAATATCAACTTATTATTCATTGACGAGCTTATCGACAACGGACTCGATGCGAATGGTGTTGAAAACGCACTTAGCGTCTTGAAGAAGATGGCCCGCGAACGTAACAAGAACATTTATTTGATCAGTCACAAAGATGAATTAATCGGTCGTGTAAACAATGTTCTTAAGGTCATTAAGGAAAATGGCTTTACTAGCTACGCAAACGATTTGGAAATTGAAGAAGAATGAGCGTAGAAGATCTACACGATCAACTTATGAAAGAGTTCCGCAAGTATTTTGAGGACTATCAAGACTGGGCGGCTCACGAAACACACGCTTCAGGCATACGAACTAGGCAACATCTCTACGAAATTAGGCGCATCGCACTAGAAATGCGAAAAGAAATACTAGAAGTACGCAGGCTAAAACCAAAATTAAAATCACCCAAGTATAAGGAATCACTTTTAAAGGATCAAATGACCAAAAAGACATAAACTAACGTATGTCTTGGTCGTATCAAAATCATATTATAGAAGAAATTCCAGAAGGCTATATCGGCTTCGTATACATCATAACAAATCTCACCACCGGGCAAAAGTACATAGGCAAGAAACTAGCACAGTTCAAGCGTACTAAACCACCACTCAAAGGCAAAAAACTTAAACGCAGATCCGTAGTAGAAAGCGATTGGCGCGACTATTGGGGATCATCGGATAGGTTACAAGCAGACGTCCAAGCACTAGGTCCGGAAAATTTCACACGAGAAATACTCTACTACTGTAAATCTAAGGCAGAAATGTCATACTTAGAGGCACGAGAACAATTTGAACGCAGAGTTTTAGAGAGTGACGAATACTATAACGGCATTATCAACGTTAGAGTAGGCGGGTCAAATATCCTAAGACAGCGTTTGCAGGAACAAGCACAGGCAAAATCAAACGGTTAATGCTCGCGCAGGCTAAATTCGTGCGCTCTATACCTGGACCTCGGGTCGCAGGGACGGAAATCTCTCGCCGTTAAGAGTACTCAACCACTAC